GCCCATCTCTAAAAAGACGGTCGGCGAGACATGGTAGAATTTGGCCAGCCGATAGCAGTCGAGAACCGGCAGCTCAAAGTTTACCAAGCCGCCGGATCTGGAATAAAAAAACCGCGCAACCTGTAGGCACAGGAATTGTAGTCGCGCGGGTCCATCGCCTCCAGAAACGGCTGCAGGACGCCGGACAGCACCGCCATCATGGTGATCATCTTGCGGTCGAGGATGATGACGTCGCCATTCTGATCGACAATGCACGGATTGCCATAACGGTTGATGTCGCCGCCGGTCGGCTCGCGGAACGACAGCTCCTTGATCATGTCGCCCTTCGGACCGCGCACCGACTTGTGCAACAACTTGACCTTGACCGGCCACGCCTCCTTTTCGTCGGGGTCCGGCGGTACGGGGACAACCGGCGGCTCGTTCTCGATCACCGGCCCCTTCGGTGTCTCGTCAATGGGTTCGGCTTTGCTGACGAAACCTTCACGCTTGTCTGGCTTGTTCATTACTTCACCTGTTTCCCTTCACCTGTTTGCTACGGACCGCCCAGCGTGACGTTGCTTTGCTCGGTCAGGGTTGGCCCGGTGCCAAGCGGAATTTCCTCGCACCACAGGCCTTCCCAGCGCACGCGCACCTGACCGTCGCGGGAGTTGGCTTCCAGCGCGGCCTTGCACGTCGCGCCGATCAGGCTGTACTGCCAGCCGTTGGCGAGCTGCGCGACCACGTTGACGTCGGTCATGCCGTCGAGACTTTCGAGCTGCAGATCGGACGTGGTCGAAATGTCGCCTTCGATGAAGGGGACACGCGGCAACTCTTGATAACCGTGAACGCCGTCCTGTCCGGCGATCATGGTGCGCTCGACCGGCGACGGGCTCACGGTGAAGTTGCCGCGCAAGCGGAGCTGGTTTCCGGCGACGAATAGAAATGCAATACCGGCAAATTTTTGTGCCACTTCTAGTACTCCTCTATTTGGACCACAACCTTAGCGTTTCGCCATTTCAATCGCCGCTAACTATGCCCCGCCACCAGCCGCGACGACCTGACCGCTGGTGATGCCGGTATCGATGCCCCGGTCGTACTGCAGGCGGAACTGCGCCAGCACGGCGAAGACGCGGAGCTGGTTGATCAGATCCGGCGGATACAGCACGTTGACGCGGTTCGGATTGTTGATGTCGCGTTCGACGATCAGGTTGGCCTTGAACGCCGCGATGTTCTCGACCAGCCCATTGAACATATCGACGCGATATTCCGCGACCAGCTCCGCCTTGATCAGGCCCGGCGTCACGATGGCCTGACCCGGACCGAAGCGGGTGCCATCATCGGCCAGCTTGTGGCGCGGGAACGCCGACGTGATTGCCTGCTTCTGATTGCGCAGCAAACGAGCGAGCGTCGCCAGCGTGGTCACCAGCTCGTAGGCGTCGTCGCCCTGACCATAGAGGTTGAGCTGGTAGGTCGTGGTCTCCCGCAGGATCATCGGCAGATTGTTGGCATTAGCTTCCTGCGTCGCGATTCCGGAGCCAGCCAGCGTATTCAGTTCCGGCCGGTTGAAGCGCTGGTGTAGCGGCGCGGTCAGCACCCCGGTGAATTCCAGCGTCTGCAGTGGCCGGGCCGGGTCGTTGATCAGGGCGCGCTGGGCTTTGGCGGCATAGGCGGCGGCCCACTCGTAGACCGGCGTCGGCGACGCCAGCTCGACCGCCATGATCGAGGTGACGCCTTGGTTGCGGGTCTCGCCGAAGGTCAGCAGGCTCGGATAGTCACTCCGCTTCGCCGAGAAGATGTGGCCAAACAGTTGCCGCATCCAGCCCCAGCGCCCGCTGTCGGTGAAGCCGTACTCGGTCTCCCACGCCAGCAGCGACGTCGAGTCGGTGAACGGCAGCGCGACATATTCGAAATTCCGCTCGCCGAGATTGGAGATCGCCGTATCGAACACCGGCACGCTGGTGCCACCCGACAACATGCCCAGATTGTTGTAGGCGATGTGGACGCCGGTCGGCAGCTCCTGAGAGCCCATGCGACCGTAGTAGCTGTCGAGCATGGCGATGTCGTTGCCGCTGGTGCCCTTCCAGTTGCATGTCAGCGTGCAGACGGTCGGGCCGCCCACCGACGAGACCGGCAGATCGAAATTGTCATTGATCGCGGCCGAGATCGCGACATGGATGTTGTTGGCTGTATCGGCGGCACCGATATTGACCGGCACATGCTGGCCGCCGATGTAGAGGTCGATGGTGCCAGCCTCGTGGCCGCCAGCGTCCAGCGTCACCGTGATGGTGCCGGTCGCGGCGGTGCCAGCCGCAGGCTCCGCCACCGGCAGGCCCCAGACTTCATTGGCGAAGTTGTTGGCGAAGAAGGCGCGGAACATATTCGACAGTTGCGAGCCTTGGCCGAATTGCTTGTCGGCCTGCGCCTGCGTCCCAATCGGAATCGCGACATCAGGCGCGGCAACGCCGTCTGTCGTCATGATGCCGACGAGCAGCGCGGGTTGCTTGATGGTCCACAGACCGGCTTTCGAGGGGTCCACTTCGACCCAGTAAAGCGGCAAGCGCCAGTCGGCCGGTATGTTGGCAAAGCTGATAGGCATGGGCATGACTCCTCATTGTTGCAACCACGCCCATCGGCGAGCTGCGCGTTGACACGGTTTCCTTTTGTGAGTTGCTTTTTCTCAGACCGCTGGATGCGGCTGCGCTTTCGGATCTGGCTTGTGATCCGCCTTTTCTGACTTCGCTTCCTTGGTATCCTTGGCCTTGCGCGCGGCCGATTGCTGACGCGGATTGAGCGTCTCATCGACCTCGGCCTCTTCACCGGAGCCCGGACCATCGGTCCGCACCGAGCCGTCCGCGATGCGGCGCGCGGTGAAACTGTCGTTCGGCCACTCGACGCCCTGATCGAGCGCTTCCCGGAAGCGTGTGCCGTTGGAATGGCGCAGCACTCCACGCATGGTCTCGTTGACGGCGTAGACCTTGATGGTGGTCGGCCTGTCGCCCGCGATAAGTTTCAGCCGACGTTGCCGTGCTTCGCGAATCGCCGTGCGCGGATTGACGGGCTCGGAACTGTGATTGATCTTGGTCTCGGTCTTCACATCGACCATGGCGCTATTCCTCCTGCTTGAGTGGGTTGATGACGAGTGGGAACGTCGGTGTAAAATCGTATTCGGTGACGATGCGCTGCACTTCGTCCGCAGGCGGGATGGTGCCGTCGCTTGCGACCGGCGCGGTCTCCAGATGGATCTGCAACAGGTTGTCGGTGATGACCGGGCCGTAGTCGGCGCGGTACTTCACCGTCGCCTCGTACTGCATCTCGCCGATAGGCGTTTCGTTGTTCAGACCGGCGTTGCCGAAAACGTGCCGCCGCGTGCCGCGCGAGACGCCCTCGATCCGCACATTGTCGGGATTGCCGACGCCGCCCGGATAGCGGCGCGTATCGATCAGGTTGGTCAGGTACGGGTCACGCCACAGCGTGTTCATGATCGCCCAGAACGCCTGATCGAGCTTGGCCTCGCACGCGACCGGGTCGTTGTTGATGACGATGACCGAGAAGCCGAGCTTCAGCATGTGGGTGAAGCGGATCTCGCCCGCGTTGAGATCGCCGTCCGGACTCATGTCCTCGTTGACGAAGTAGACGCCGAGATACGGCAGGCTGTTCGTCAGGATCTGCAGCGCCTTGTTCTTGCGCGGCGTGAAGCCTTGGAAGAACTGGGCCTGCATCAGGGCGTCGAGAAACATATCGCGGATCACAAAGCTGTAGCTCTGCACCTCCGTGATCGTTGGAGGCGGCTGGACCCGTGGCGCGCGGCCGATGCCGTTGGTGATGCTCACGACGGCCTCGACGTCACGAGCTTGCGGATCACCAGCGTGGTTTCGCCACCGCCATTGTTCTCGACGTTGGTGACTTCGAAGACGCCGAGACCGGGAACGCCACCACCCGGATCATCCGGAATCGCGATCTGGTCGAGCTGGTTCGGAACGATGGCAAATTCAATATCGCGGATGTCGAGGATGGTCTGCTGGTCTGAGACAATCGAGCCGTCTTCGGCCTGCACGTCGATGGGGCGCGTATCGTAGATGCCGCGTGCGGTGTAGCCGGGCATTCCCGGCTGCGACGCCAGTGGCGTCACACTGATCGGCCGCGCGAACATATCGAAGTTCGGCAAGTACACCAGCGTCGAGAAATCTACTGCCATGTTGCGGCTTTCTTCATCATGTCGAGCATTCGCTCCTTCAGTTTGTCGAACAGTTCGGGCCGCAGGATCGGGCGGTGCGAGCCGCCGGGCGCGGGACGACCGGCCGCGATGATCGAGCGCCGCCGGACCGACTTGCCGCCCGTGAGATTTTTGGTGCGGCGCAATTGCGAACGGGGATAGATCGTGGTCGAGACCTCCAGCCCGCTGCCCTCGACGCTCGGAAACTGCCGGTGCATGTCTTCGGCCTGCCAGTTGAAGAACGTGGTCGAGGTTTCCGTCTCAAGATCCGCGAGGTTCTTGGTCAGCTCATCGAACTGTTTCAGGCAGGCGTCGGCATCGACCTTGATTGCAAACGGCACGTTTCAGGCCCAGAGCCGCGTATATTGCATCAGGATCGAATCGACGGCAGGCGGAATGCCGGGATAGGTGCCGCCAACGCCGGGCTGAATGTTGGCTGGCGTATGAAACATCACCCGCGCCTCTTTATGCGCGATCATGCGAACGCCGGTCACTTGAATCATGGCGAGCTGGGCTTTCCACGACGCCGACAGCAGCACCGTGGCCTGCTTCAGCGGCAGCGGCGCTTCGTCTGGCAAGTTGAAGCCGCCGGTATAATGGACGACGATGGGTTCCGCTTGACTGGTGAACAGCGACAACTTGCCGGACGCTT